GTGAAACAGAAACAATAGAGTTGCCAGACCAAGATCCATACACCAGATACAACATCCGTATGCAGAAGAAGTCTGTAAGTCATTTTATAGATAATGTCGATATGGTTTGTTATCTTAAGCTAGAAACTCATACATTTGGGGATGGCGAACGTAAAAAAGCAATTAGTGATGGAACTAGAATATTAGTTTCCTATGCAACTGCTGCAAATATAAGTAAAAACCGTTTTGGAATAAACGAGGACATAGTAGTTGTCAACGGCATAAACCCACTTTTAAATTTAATCCCTTCTATTGGAGCATAACTCATGACATTTTGGACAACTTCTGACAACCAAGAAATTAAAGCAACTACTACTTTTGAATCAGGTGGTGGTAATAGCGTTATTCCTGATAACACTACTTGTTTAGCGATGATAGATGAAGCGCAATTAACTTCTTATGAAGAAAATACATACATCAATATTAGATGGCAAGTATTAGAGCCTGCTGCTTATAAGAATAGAAAAGTATTCCAAAAGATTAAATGCTTTGATGCTGATCCAAAAGTAGCTGACAAAGCTAAAAAGATGTTAGCTGCTATAGATGCTAATGCTGGTGGAAAATTAGCCACATCGGATAAAGCACCCGATGATATTTCTATGGCTAAAGCATTATTATCTAAACCTATGCTTATTAAAGTAATGACTTGGGAATTAAATGACAGAAAAGGAAATTGGGTTTCTATGGTATCACCAAGAAAGGGTGCTTCTATACCAGAACCAATTGCTACAAAAGAACCAACTGTTGAAGATGTAGATAACATCCCTTGGTAAATAAACCTAACGCACAAGGATGTGCATAATTTTATTGTGAGAATAATATGAATTTAGATCAATTAATATCATTAGAAATGCAAAAAATAAAGTCTTTAATAGAAGATCCTTTAAATAATAAAAAAGAAACAAAAAAATATATAAAGCAAAGTATTAAAAGACTATTTGTTTTAAATTATTATAAGAGATAAAAACAATGGAACAACAACGTACAGACGAGTGGTTTGAGAAACGTAAAAACCGTGTTACCGCATCAAATGTTGGTGCAATCTTAGGTATGTCACCATTCATGAAACGTGAAGATGTTATGCGTAATATGGTGCGTCAATATCATGGTTATCCTAGTGAATTTACAGGTAATGCAGCGACTAATTATGGAACGTATAACGAACCTAATGCACTGGCTGACTATGAATTGAAGTTTAATACAAAAGTAGAACTTACTGGTTTTCATGAATATGAATATTGGCTTGGAGCATCACCAGACGGTTTGATCGGAAACGATGGATTGATTGAGATTAAATGCCCATACGGTCAACGGGACAAGAACCCACCAGAGTTTAAGTCTATAGATTACCAAACGCATTACTGGTTACAAATACAGATACAATTGCTTGTAACTGGTTGCCAATGGTGTCATTTCTACCAATGGTCAGCACATGGATATATGCTTGAAACAGTGCAATTTAATCAATTAGCTATTGAAGAATATTTACCAAAGCTAAAAGACTTCTACAATGAATATCTTGTTGAGCGTGAACTACCACAAGCGCAAAAGTATCTTGAAGAAAAACGACAACAAGTTAGATGTGAAGGTCAAGTTGATCGCTATTTAATGTTAGCAGAGCAAATAAAAGAACTTGAAGCAGAAAAGAAAAGATTATTGGATGAAATAGTTAAACTTGCTGATGGCAAGGACAGCGAGATCAATGGTCATAAGCTAACTAAAGTTACTAAAGCTGGTTCTATATCCTACGCCAAAGCTGTTAAAGAACTTCTGCCTGATGTTGATCTTACTGAATATACAGGTGATCCAATTAGTTATTGGAGGTTGTCTTGATATGGCATTAGAACAATATAAAATAGTTCAAATATCATATAAAGAAGCTATGGAAATTATAGTGAAAGAACATTATCTTCATAGAAAAGCGCCTTGTAGTATTGCATTTGGGCTTATTAAAGACGATAAAATTGAAGGTGTAATTTGTTATGGTACGCCTAGCAGTTCAAGTTTGAGAAAAGGAATTGCCGGAATTGAAAATGTAAATAATGTAATTGAATTAACAAGATTATGGATAAACGATTCAGTTCCTAAAAATGGCGAATCATATTTAATAGGTAATACGTTAAAGCATTGTGGAAAAGAAATTGTTGTTTCTTATGCTGATACTGAACAAAATCATTTAGGAATAGTTTATCAGGCTACTAATTGGCTTTATAGCGGTTTATCTGCAAAAAGAACTAATTGGACAATTGAGGGCGTAGATAAACATTGTCAAACTATTGCTGATAAATATACAGCAAAAGAAATTAGGGAAATATATGGAGATAAATTTTCACTTCAGCCTAGATCAAGAAAACATAGATACATATATATCAACGCTAATAAAAAACGTAAAAAAAAACTATTAACACAAATAAAATATAAATTAGAACCATATCCAAAAATGGTATCAGCATGAAACTCCGCCCATACCAACAACAAGCCGTAAATGATGCGTTTGAGCATATAAAAATATCAACTGAACCTTGCTTGATTGAAGCATTTACGGCAGCAGGAAAGTCATTAATAGTTGCAGAGCTTGCTAGAAAAATACATGAGTTTAGCGGTAAAAAAGTTTTATGTTTGCAACCATCAAAAGAACTATGTCAACAGAACATAGAAAAATACTTAGCAACTGGAAATCAATGCTCAATATTTAGCGCATCACTTGGAACTAAATGTATAAAGCATAATGTGGTCTATGGGACTCCAAAAACAGTAGCTAATAAGATACATAGGTTTGGTAATCAATTTGGTGCAATCATACTTGATGAAGCGCATGAATCATTAACGCCAACCATATTTAATATTATTGATTCTATAAAAAAACATAATCCTAATTTAAGAGTTATTGGATTAACCAGCACACCTTTTAAGTTAGGACTTGGATATATCTATAAACTTGATTTAAACGATAAACCAATACCAGAAGCGATTGCTAAAAATCCTTATTTTTATAAACTTGTTTGTCAAATATCTGGAAGATATTTACTGGAACATGGTTATATTACAAAACCTGTTATTGGTGAGATTAATTCATCATCTTATGATACTTCAGGATTAAAGTTAAATAGCTTTGGCAAGTTTGACGATAAAACAATAGATGTTGCTTTTGTTGGTCATGGTAGAAAAACATCACTGATTGTTTCTGATGTTGTAAATCAATCTGTAAATAGAAAAAGTATTATGTTTTTTGGTGCAACAATAAAACATTGTGAAGAAATATTTGCATCATTACCACCAGTAATATCTGCAATTATTACGGGAAAAACAAATAAAAAAGAACGTGAACAAATAATTTTAGACTTTAAAGCACAAAAGATTAAATATTTGGTGTCTGTGGATACGCTTACAACTGGCTTTGATTGCACTTCTGTAGATGTTATTGCTTTACTAAGAAAAACCGAGTCTAGTGCGCTTCTTGGTCAAATTATAGGTAGATCAGTAAGAATACATGAAGGCAAAAAAGATGCTTTGATTTTGGATTACGCTCAAAACATTGATATGCACTTTCCAGATGGAGATTTATTTAATCCAGAAATTAAATCTGTTTTTAAATCTGATGGAGAATTATCCCCAGTTATTTCTGAATGTCCTGAATGTAAATGCACCAATGAGTTCTCTGCTAAAAAGAATGATGAAAAATTTAGTATAAACAAACATGGCTATTTTATAGATTTAGAAGGAAATGAAATAGCAACAGAATACGGATCTATGTCAGCTCATTGGGGAAGAAGATGTCAAGGTTATAAGCTCATAAAAGGCAAATACAGCCAGTGCGCTTATCGATGGACGCATAAGTTATGCGATGTATGTGATTCTGAGAACGATATAACAGCAAGGTACTGCTCATTTTGTAAGCACGAATTAATAAACCCGAATGACCGTCTTGTCGCAGACTTCCAAATGAAAAAGAAAGACCCAACGCAGATTCAAACTGACAAGGTTGTTGCAATGCGAGCAATACCAACTTTAAGCAAGGCAGGGAACGAGTGTTTACGAGTTGATTTTGTAACCGAATATAGAGCATTTCCAGTATGGTTTACTATG